ATTTTAAATTGACGAAATACCGTATCAACCCGCCCCTTATCATCCTCGGACAAGAAGCACTCTTTGATATGCCGGGTGCTGAAGCGCACCTGCTGCTCATCATCCTTATCAACAAACATAACAGCTGTGCCGAAGGTAACTAAATCAAGATAGAGCTCGGCTATCTGCTCTTGAAAGTTAGAGCGGTTAAAGGCCTGGTACATAACGTCCTCAACGGACTGCAGCCATTCCTTTGCTTCATCGTCGCTGTTAAGCTCATCATCAGAAAAACGCAAGCCGAACCAGCTAGTGGAGCCGTTTGTCAGCATACCATGCAGGCTAGCGGCAAGTAGCTCAGCTGATAGAATAGCCGTGCCGTCAAAGACCAGCTCGGAGCGTTTATCGCCGGGCGAGCGGTTCTTTGTAACGTCAGCCTTGCGCGGCACAACATAATCCGCAATTTCCTGCCAGTGCGCTTCCCATGTCTGGCGCTGTGTTACCAGGCTATGAAAGCGCTTAATCAGGACTTGTGCTATTTCATCAGACATTTAGCCACCCAGTAAAGTTTTTTGCTCGGTAGGAGCATCGCCCATCACGCCCTTACTGCTTGTAAGGATTGTGCCTGAGCGTCTTTTTTTCTTTTTCTTTGGTGCGTCGCTGCTCTGCTCGCCTGCATAAATCACATCGTCTGGCGCATCCGGCTCAGCCGCATCAACCACATCGGCCTGCATTTGCGCCATTCTTGCGTCCTCAGCTCTCTTTTGCTCGGCTGCTATATCCGCTTTGGACGGCGTTAAGCCAGCTGCTTTGGCGCCCTCATTCACAACTTTTCTAATTCTGCGTACAATACCGCCCATCATTTACCTCCAAGGAGAGATTTATATTCTATCGGAGCGTCTGTCGTGACGCCCTGTGAGCCTGTTACCTGGCTAGTTTTCATTGTCGCCTTGCCTTTATTCTTCTTCTTGGTCTTTTCGACCTCACTTGTGCCGGCCTTAACAACAGGAGCAGGCGCTGCCGGCGGCGGCGGTGGTGCCGGCGGTGGCGGGGGAATATTTACTTTTGGCGTTAAAAAACTCATGCGATCATCCCTAGCGGGTTGTATTGGCTGTCTGCGATTTTCTGGGGCGCCCTCTCCCACGCTTGGCTGGTTTTGATTCCAACGGCGAGGTATCTAAAGGCGTCGGCTGCGTGTGAGCTCCAGTCATGTACCGGGGTGCTTCTGAACGTCCTGAGCCTTTCATTATAAGCGCGATGATACTGGCGAAGGGCTTCCAAGCCAGGGCCGCAGTTTGTTTTGTCAAACCAGCAACGTGGTATAAGCATCTGTGCAGCATGTAATCCATCCTCTACAGGCAGCTTTGCAACTACCCTAAAATTAATTCCTAAGTCCCATGCGACCTCGCGCCGGCTCTTGCCGCTGCCCATCTCTCGCACCTCAATGTCATGCGGGGCATTATGTGTGCCGTAAAGATAGTCCTTGTCTTGAAGCATCCGCGCATAGTGCGGCAGCCCCTCACCCCTGTTTTCATAAAAATCTATAACGTGAACAGCCCGGCCAACGCTTTGCGTAAACCAAACAACAGTGCTGTCGCCAACACCCAGATCCCACCAGGTATCCACCTTCACAGTCGGGTCATAGGGAACTGAACTGATGCGGCCCTTCTCCTGAGCCTCCTGAAGCTCCTTGCCAAAAACAGCACCGGGAACATTTGCGACCCATGAGCACTCAAATTCCTGCTCAAACTGGTCAGCAGACATCATAGCCTTAGCAGCCTCTAGCTCCTCAGCATCTAAAATGCCAGTCTCGCTAGCCTTATGAATAGCTGTGTACCAGTCGTCCTGCTGCTCAGCCGCCGTATAAAGCTCATAAAAAGCATTATGGCCTCTGGGTGTGCCAATAAAGAGAGCCTTGCCCTTCCTGTCACTCAGCGCCGGCCTGATAATCTCAGGAAACAAGCTCTCCGGCATGTCAGCCATCTCATCGAGACAAGCCATATCAAGATAAATACCCCGAAGGCTGTCCGGGTTCTCAGCGCCTAGCAGCTGTATCCTAGCCCCGTTCGGCAAATCACAGCGCAGCTCAGTCTCATGGAACCGCACCATCGGTATGTTGCCAGCAAACTGCTTGAGATAATCCCATGCAACAGCCTTAGCCTGCCGGTAGGTGGGCGCTATATACGCACAGCGCGGATTAGTATGCGGATTAAGCACAGCCTCTCTCAGCAAGTGATTAATCGCCATGACAGTCTTGCCAGCTCGCCTGTGCAGTACAGCCACGCCCCAGCGCTTCTTGCTCAGCTCTGCGTGTAGCTGGGCTTGCAGGGGTCTTGGCGTGTAGGGTATCTCGATGTTCATGTAAGCGACAGGCTCATGATAGGGTTATATATGTATACAGATCGGCGCCCGTTTCTGGGGGTGGTAGGGGGGTCAATTAAATAAACAAGCACCCCATAACAGGTATGTATCCCGCGCCCACATCCTTTATTCTCTAGGCTCACAGCGTGACGGGTGCCAAGCCGGTGCCAAGCAAAACGATGTTAACCAAAATCTGGTTAAGGGTGCCTCGCGCGCGTGACCACTGCCTCAGCCAGACAGCAACACCACTATCTAGCTTATCACTACAGGTTCAGCATTGCCCCAGCTAAGCGTCACTGTCCCGCTGCTTTGCTTGCTATCCTCTGCCTTGTCTCGTATGCCGAGAGGCTGCATCTGCCTGATGTGCTTGTCCTTGTGGTCTGCCTCTAGCCTTCTGCGCTGTACCTCTGCCATTGCTAGCTTCGGGTCATCGGGTAATGGCGCTTCGACGAGGTCTATAATCTGGTCACGCATTACCTCGCACTGCAACGCTCTGGCTGTTCTGTACTGTGTATAAGCTTCCTCATCGTCCTGGACATAGCGCAGCACTGTACGCCAGCTGGGCAGGTCTGTGCTTTGATTGCATATACGCGTAAGGCTTTCGCCCTCTGCAATGCGCTCGCAGATCTCAGTCATCTGAGCTTTTGTAATACGTCGTTTAGCCATGACACCTAATAAAAGAACCGCCCTGCTTGGAGGAGACAGGGCGGCTTAGTGGGGGAGAACAAAATGAAGTGAACGTCGTCGGAAGTTACAACACGATATGTAGCGCATCGTATAAACATTTATACAATATCTAGGACATTGGCGTCAATAGCCTTGTCTTTTTATGCACAAAGCATTGTCTGATAACGTCACTGCACCTTGTAGTACAGCCTGACCATAGCATCCTTGTAGCGTCGCTTTACGATGCGCGGGTCATTGAGCCCTAGTATTCTAGCTAGCTTCGTCCAGCGTGGCCCTCGCTCTTTAAAGGCCGCGCTGTGGCTAACAGCCCATACCAGGCGCCTATCATCGTCATCCATCATTGTCAGAGATAGCTCAAGAGCCTGCTCGTAATCACTAATCTGCTGCGGTGTTGCCTTCAACAGAGGTGCTTGGAAAGCATTGTAGCCATATCCTGACCATTCCTGCACATACTCAGGCCAGCTGCTCATCTTCTGCTTACGCAGCGCGGCTGGCAGTCTGCGCTCTGTCTCAGCAGCCTCGAAGAACAAATCGCTCAGTTGCTTGATGTCTAGCTTAGCTATGTCCATTTAGACGGCGCTCCTGATCTAAGAGCCAGTCCAAGCGCTGTAATGGCTGTAAAGAGCTGACGGCATTGTTCATTTGTGAGAAGCGGTCTGTGCTCATTTGAGGCCTGAGCTTCTTGAATACCCGGCGCTGTAATTCGTCCAGCGGCGATAGCTTAGCTCTAGCTATAGCTGAGCTATAAGCAAAGCTTGTGCTCTTGCTTACGTTTTTTATAAGTTTATTTATTTGTGGATTTATCGAGCTCTGTTCTGAGCTTCGTCTTTGTGCTGAGCTTGTGTATAGCTTAGCTTGTGTGCCTACGGCAATTCTATTGTTAGATTCAGCCATTCGTCAAGCCCCTTTCCGCAATTCGCGCATCTTCATTTCTCCTTCTATTTATTCTTATACACTTCGCTGGCTCATCGCAGATGAACGTGCCATCCCCCAAGATGACCCAGCTGAAATCCCTATGCCGGTGCAACTTGTTGCAGATAGCGCACCTGTCCGAGCCCTGACTGACCCCGCTCCAAGGGTTGCTGCTCTTCTTTCTCAACGCCCATCTCCATTATCTGCTTTGCCATCTGTGCAAGCACATAGGGCTCGCTCAGTAAGCCGCGCTGCTTTAATCGCTCCGGCGTGTCTATCCATACAAGGTCAAGGCTCAGAGCCTTCACAGAGCCCGGATATTGCCGCTCGATGTCCCACGCCTCTGCAATAAGAAAAATACCCATGCCATCAGCTATCAACCGGGCATATTCTTGCTGTGCTATCTGCATGGCTTGCTGCTCTGTCATAGCCCCTCTGCCTT